ACGGCTGTTTTTAATGTAGCTAGTGTAAAACTCATGATATCACCACTGTTACTGTGCCAACCTCTCCAGTTGCGCTACTTGAACTAAATGCAGAACCTATACTATCACCAGTTGTAGTCATCATTGAATTTGCATCGATTGTTCTAACCACACCCTCTCCAGCAACAATTGAAGGTGGTGCTTGTGGTCTTGGATCTCTTATTGCTTGAGGATCACTTACTGGATACATCCCTAATTTAAGTTGTGGATGGTCAGGATCAAAGCAAGTAGGACACGCTTTTAAATTTGTAGAAAAACCTTTTCTAACTAAAACATTTAATTGTGAAAGTTTGTACTGAAACCCACATATATCGCACATAGCGATAGCTTTTCTAGAAGATGCAAATTTTGTACCCATTAGTACACCCTAATAATACGAGGCGTGAAACTTGCAGAAGTCTTATCTCTATCTTCTCCTGCAGCTAACTCAAATTGTTCTTCATATTCAGTCTTTAACATAGGTAATCTAGAAACGAGTTCAGGATCTTTCATTGCATTTTGATACGCTAGCCCTGCTACTAAACAAGGTAAGAACCTAAAGTTCATATCTGCAGTTTCTACACCATTACCAGCATCTTCTATACGACGCATCCTCCAATAGGCAAGTGTATAATCATTTGAGTCAGGTACAGGCCATAGGTTTATACGAGGAGCATCAACTAACCGCTCTATAAAAATTTGCAAAGGTCTTCCGGTTGATAGTTTATTAGATATAGCTGCATACGTGCTAACACTTATACGAGTTATACTAAGATCTGATTGTGTAGAAGTATTACCGGGGTTAGTACGAATAGCTTGTTCCAATAGGTCAATAGTATCTGCGGGTAACGTATATTGAGAAGTACCTGATGTTAAAGAGAGAGTTTTCTCTTCAATAGTCCACAAGTTTATACCACGATTCTGCCACTCAATAGTAAGAAGGTTCATAGACCTACGGGCAGTACGTAAATCGTACCCAGAACGCATCTCGCGGCCCGCACGTTCCCACGCTTCTTCAGCAATTTCTGTAAAGTTCATGTCAAACGCGGTTGTGTTCGATGTAGCCATTTATTTTTTCCTTTTTCGACGAGCAGCTTCTACGCGCCTTGGTTTACCTGCTGGCTGTCCAATCCGTTTTTTCTGACTAATACGTTTTCTTTTTTCAGAAGTTGACATTTCAGATGAAGTTTTTGGAGTTTTTGAAGACACACGTTTGCTTGGACGGCAATAAGGAGTTCCACGTTTTTCACCTTTTTTTCGACCACACGCCTTACCAGTGCGTACATCTTTCCAATCCTCTTTGAACCATCGTTTTAATGCCAGTCCTTTTTTTGTCTTGCGTACCGCCATAAAAGCCTCATCCGCACCTAACAGCGCGTTTTCTTCTAGCTAATCCCCCACTACGAAACTTTATAGTTCCTCCAGCAGCTTTCTTCTTCTTGCTACTGCTTTTTCCATAGTTAGCAGCACCAACTTTTCGACATTTTGCGATGGCTCCTGAAGCATATGCACTTGGAAAAACCCTGTAGCGAGACTTTACCTTGTGGTAACAAGCATCTTTTGCCATATCAGGAACCTTTCATAACTACCATTTTAGCTTTACGAACACCTTGTTTAGCTATACCACAACCACGAGGTTTCTTAACACCCCCACCTTTTTTGTAACCTGCAAATCTATCAGAAAAAACTATATCTCTTGCTGGATTTAACTCTGTCGCACCATCACCTTCTACTTTTCTATATTTTATAATATTACCATCTTCACCCCTACGCGGTTTACTACTTTTTGACCCGTATGAAGTTGTAATGTTTCTGCGGTATCTAGATTTATCTGCAGCACTTCGTGGAAGGTTTAAAACTGATCCAGTAGGCGAGTTATCTCCAATTTCTGTTTTCTTTTGTTTTAGTTTAAGCGGCTTTACAACCTTACCATCTTTTAAAGGCACAGCTTTCTTTTGTTGATTAAGGGTTGGTTTCTTAATTAATTTAGCACCTTGCTTCAACAATTTGGGAAGCTCTTTAGCTCCTACTCTTAATATTTTACCACCTAAAGCTACGATTAATGGAATTGGAACTGCCATATCAAGAACCTTTCATAACTACCATTTTAGCCGCACGAACACCTTGTTTAGCTACACCTGCGCCACGAACTTTGCCTCCAGCTTTCATCTTTTTAGCGTTTCTTTTTTTCTTTATATCTGCTGCTTTCATACCTGCACGAGTAGCAGGTTCTAAGTAACTATCTGGATTTGCACCCTTTGCTGTTCCTGATGCAGCCCTAACACCATCAGCAATAGCTGCTACCCCAAGCATCGCTCTGTTAAGAGCTTTACCTGTTGTAGTGTCTTCTCTAAGCTCGGCCCCCCTAGCTGTTCGGTTAGCTTTGTTCAGTTTTTCTGTTTTAAATTTTTTAGTCTTTCCTGTCTTAGCATCTCTTACAGTAACTGGTAGGGGTTGACTAACGTCTAACCCTTTTTTCTTCTGCCTTGCTTTTCTATTTTTTTGAGCTTCAGTAAGCGAAGCACCTTTTTTCTTTTTTCTTATTTCTATTGGCATATCAAGACCCCTTCATAACTACTATTTTAGCGGCACGAACACCTTGTTTAGCTATGCCAGAACCACGAACTTTACCGCCTTTAGCATAACCTTTTTTCTTCATCATGCCACCACCCATCATTTTAACGACTTTTTCTTTAGGTATATCTGTGCCTTTAAAACCTTCTTCCTTTTCTTTAGCGGTAGGTTTACGTTTTACTGGCCCTTTTTTTGCTTTAATAACAGGAACTTTACCCCCCTCTTTCATCTTACCTTTACCATCAGCAGCATAAAAAGGAACTTTTTGCCCGTCTTTTTCAACCATTTTAAGTTTTTTCATAGAACTAACTCCGTTTGTCACTGTATAGATTATCAAAAGTTACTGATGGGTCCATATAACTTCCATCTGATTCTGCATTATGCGTCCACTGGCTTGGCTTAAAATCTGGAGCGCCTTTACCTGTTTCCCACAAAGCTGGACTTGTTGTCCTAACACGATTGTTAGGTAATGCTACTATGTTTCCTGTCCATGCTCCAGCATCTGTAAGCTCAATGACATGACTTTGCTTGTGTTGAGCAGGATCGTCTGCAATTCGTGAATCTGTATAATCAACAGTAAACATATACTTTCCAGTATAAAACTCTCCATCAATCTTACAAAGCCAAGGACTCGAACTTGTTCTGTCATATTCTATTACAGAGTGATTCCTAGAACTACAATCCCAAGGCTGTACAAGATGAGTCATCATTCTATCAGGCCATTCCTCTAATGGTGTGTCCGCAACAAGAGCTGTAATAGGCATCCTCGCCCACATAGCTCCTCCATGAATATTTTCGTCATCTGTATCATCACTTTCACAACCTGTAAAAATAACTTGAAAACTTAAACAACGGTCTGGAATCGTAGTAACTGCAATTGCCATAGCGTGAAGATATTCCCCACGATATTCTTCATGGTTATGTGTGAACTCTCTTCGCACCCAACAATGAAAATGAGGAATGTTGCTTTGTAAATATGCCATTACTTAGTTTTACCACCTCTAGCGTAGCCTTTCTTTCTCATACCACCTTTAGCAAAACCCTTCTTCTTCATACCGCCTTTAGCGTAACCTTTCTTTTTCATCATGCCGCCACCCATCATCTTCTTCTTACGGGTTCCGCCTTTTTTTGCGCCTTTTTTCTTCATAGCCATAATATAAAATCCTTCTTATGCTAATTTTGTTGTGTGCCTAACATTTCCAGCGTTTTCTAGCTTGTCTTAAACGACTATTAGGATCTTTAGCTGCTTTAGGAAACTTCTTCATTTGCCCTGCAGATCGAGCGCAATAAGACTTACGCCTGTTAGCAGCTTTACTTCCGGGTTTAACTTTACCTGTAACAGCGGTTTTTAACTTACTGCCGGGGTTTTTGCGACGGTACGCCGCTACTCCAGCCCTAGTCATACCTGCACCAGACTTAGTAGAGCGAAAGTTCTTTTTATTCCTTGCGGGCATATTATCGGGTTTACGTACGTTACCCCCAGATTTGTAGTATGTCCGCATAAAATTATCCTACATAAAATACCGTCATAGATGAT